GATCAAAGTTTGGATCTGGATAATCTTTCCAACTGTCTCCTTCATACTCAACAATCAAAGGGTTAATGTCCTTTCTTTCTCCATATACATGATAGAAACAATCAATAGTCGATAGATCAGTGATCAAATCAGTATTAGTTGTATCCTCTGCAATGACAATAAATTCATTATCAAACTCTTGAATCACAAGATTTTGATTTGATCCAATTGGTTGCAACTGAACAGTGATACTATTCTCATCAACTAAATCTTTCCAATAGTAAGGTAATTCAATTACATTTGATTCTTTTAATCTACCACGATAATAAACTCCTACCTCTGGGCCTTCAATACAAGCATAACGAAGGCGATGACCCTCTCCTTTTGTAGGGTGTTGAATATCGAATGGTTTTGGACGACCATCAGCAGAAGAAAATCTAGAAGCAAGTCTTCCTTTATTACCACAATCAACTGAACCAGTAACGAACATATCACCTACAATATGAACAGTGTCAATGGATGCACCCCCAGAAACACGCAAACCATGTGATGTTTTGCCATCACCTCTAATATCAACGTTACCCCTAGTTCTTATCGCTAAGGATTTCTCCATTGGTGGTTGTTGATCGCCAGGCAATTGTTGTGCAGAGTTTGAACTTACAGATAATACTCCTCTATCATCGGTATTTTTCCGAACGTCACCAATTAAAACAGGGCCATTTAATACCGTAGTTCCAGTTGGAGAAGTATCAGGTGCAGCGTAGGAAACGTCATTTGACCCAACAACCAACTTATCTGTCTGCGTTTTAATTATTTGCATTTAATTATCCTCAAGAGTTCGTGGTGTGAAAGAGGCATCTTTTTTAAGAGTTTGTGCTAATACACCAAAATCCATGTCACCGTGAGCAGCGGCTAATGAGAATCCATACTTAAGTTGAAAGAAACCTTTACTTATTATATCAACTCTATTTGTAGCGTCAACCAATACTTTTTCACCTTGAAGACGAATCTCTGGTGCTTGTGCATCAATAATTCGAGTTCCAATCAAATTAATTTGTCCATCTTGACCACCACCATTTGCATCAAGAGTAATATTTCTTCCTCGAAGTGTAATGTTACCGTTATAGCAATCAACAATCACATCACCATTTTTACATCTTATGATTTTTGCTGGAAGTTCAGTATTATCACCAGCACTTCGAGTCTTTAATCCAGTACCAAGAACCTCAGTTGACATGCCTGGCGTATATAAAAGTGCTTTACCAGTTCCAGGCCCACCTTCAGTTCCACCTTGACCTGTATTTGAGTAAAATCCAAAAGCCTGTGATTCCTGTGTTTGCACCTCAAAGTTAGCCATTCCATGTATGGAATGCATTTGACCACTTTTAAAAGAATAACGGTCAAAAACTCTATTCGATATGTTTTTTCTATCTTTAGGTTTGTATGTTCCCATGTTTATTTCTCAATACAACTGATTACAGTTACGACAGCATCCTGAGATATTTGAGCAAGTTCAGTTGCATCTTCGACCTTAGTAAATTTAAGCACTGGTGTTAATCTAGCACCAGTACCAGTATCGCTATTTATGAGTAAATCTGGAATACTAGTAAATCCAAATCCACCATTAATAACGTTCGCTCCTGCCACCAATCCATCTTCAATAATTAATTCAACTTCAGCCTGACCATCACCAACACCATCACCATCAACCACAACTGTATCTCCATCTTCATAGCCAGATCCTGTATTTGTGAGAACAACATCTGCTATTGAAGTAACATAAGCTACCTCACCATCATAATTAGCATTTGGATCTGGAATCACTTCTTTTTCAGTTAAAGATCCATCCTCATTAAGAGTTGTCTCTGTTGTATTTGGTAGATAGTTCTGGCCAGGACTTGTGATTACAACTTCAACCACTGATCCATCTTTGATTCTAACAAAACCTCCAGCACCATAACCATTTTCGCAACTATCAAAGAATGAAAGTAGAGGTGGTTCTTGATATCCAAAACCAGGCTCTCTAAGAGCAACACCAATTACTTGACCAAGAACATTGACAATTGCATCACCAGTTGCACCTTGGCCACCTAAAGGAAGACCGCCAAGAAAATCAACTCTTGGTGGCCCACATCTGAGAACATTTGTTGAACAATCTGGAGCACTTGGATCTGCATCAATCATACCATCTACACCATCTAAGAATTTATCTAGAGGGTTTTTAAATCCTATTTTATCAAGCAAACTACCAAAGTCATCAGCCCCTGTTTTTGTAATTCCATTCTTTGAAGAATAAGATGTATTTTCTGGACAATTTGTTTGATCACATTCTAAAATACCTGTAATAAGATCAGCAAATTGAATCGCCTTTGTAAATGTTTTACTGGGTAATGCAATACCACCACCTTGAATTGAGTTTAATTGATTAAATATACTACCAAGACCTGTATCTAAAATATTATTAATTTGACCAAACATATCACCCATAAAATTTTCGACACCACAAATAGGTACATCTAAAAGTTGACCTAACATATTTTCTAAACTTTTCATTAAGTAATCACCAAGTTGATCCTGTATTTTTTCAAAGTTACAATATATTGTATCAGCTAACTTGTTTACGGCCTCTCCAGCAACAGCTTGCTTTGGTTTAGGTGTTTTATCCTTAAATGTTTTTGATAACTTATCCAGAGTATCTTCTATCACTTTAGAACGACCACGACGAATTAATTTAGTCATGGAGTTTTGAATTCTATTTGATGTTAATTTTAATTCTCCTTGAATATCAACTACACCACCATAAAGAGGATTAACAAAAACATCACTGGAATTTAACTTTTGAAAATTCTTCATCTTCTTAGAGAATTCCTTTAAATCATTTGCTATCTTTGATACTTCATTATCACCACAAGCAGTAGAGTTATCCATCTGAAACTCTGTATTAAGGTTCACATTTGCATCTGAGACATTTTTCTGCGATGACTCTACAAGATTAAACTTTTTCTTTTTATTACCGTTTCCATTTCCATTCGTATCATCTACTCTTTCATGATCACCCATAGTAGCCTTAACTTCTGGAGGTGTGTATGGAACAAAACAAGTTTGTTTTTTTGCATTGAATTCTGAGTTTGTCAATTTATCTTCGACATAACTTTGTTTAAACAAAGTTCCAAAGATTACTGGTTGTTGAGCATCTGCACCATCAAAGAAAAATCCAACCACAACTTCTCCACCCTGATATTGCATTGTTTCACCACGTCCTCCAGTGGTTGACACATTGGGTGGTAGAAGAACATGTGCTAATGGTAGTTTATTATCTGGCAGTTCATCTCCACAACCATGATATCCAACTATACGAACACGACAACGATGAGAATAAATTGGTTCACCATTCTCAGCGTTTTTCTTTTCTAAAGTATTATCCCACTCTCCTTTCTTTGGATCGGTAACTTGACCTATCCACCAGTGGAATCCATCCTTTCCTAAAAAGTTAGTCGATTCTTGAAACATTTAATTAATCGTCATATACAAGACACTCAGGTTCATCTGGATGATTATCGCAAAACAACTCTAAAGCATTTGGATCATGATGATCTCCTGCTTCTATTTCTTCTTTATGATGTTCTACATACTCTTCTAGATCATGCAATTCATCTTTTGCATGTCTTCTTGCTGCTGGATTCGCCTGTGGATCGTCAGCAATTTTTTTATCGTATTCAATGTGATCTTCGATTGATTTCATTTGATTCTCCTTTTCTTTTATTTAAGCGTTTTGTTAAACAGTGAACACATCACGAATTAACTTTAACTGTGTTTCACTCTTACCACCACCCATAAGATGTCTCAATTCAGCAATAAGATATCTTCCACTAGGATCATTAGTTCTGTCACTTCCATAGGAATCCACAGAGTCATCTCCGCTGTCATCCTTCTTAAGAGGAAATTTAACGTCAAGCATAAAACCAACTCTTAATTTACTGTTCAATGGAATTGATATATTTAATGATTGTGAAAATAGTAAGTTATTCCTAATATAGGACTTATTTTTCGTTTCGTCAAGCTCAGTCTTTGGTTGTTTATCCTTTTTCTCTGATCCCTTTTGAGAAACTCCAACATCACTAGCCTTAAGCATTAGACGAGTTGGATATGTTTCCAATTTATTCGCTATCTTAGGTGGGTCTGATAGCCCCAAATTCTCAACTTTATAATCAACTTCCTTTAAAGTATGTTCTTCAAGATCGATAAAAAAAGTTCTATTTGCATACATTCCCATTCTTAAGTTCAAACCAATATCGTTTGTTTGATTTAAATTACTATGCAATATGATAGCGTTGGTTCCAATATTTTTATCAGCTTGTTTATATTCAAAAGCATCCTGTTCTAACAAACTCTTAATTGATTTAAAATGATAACCATCGAAATTTTCATAAAATAAAAACCCAAAACTATCCTTCGATGCCTGTGTTTTTGGACATAACCATTGAATTGTATCAAATGGATGTTTTAAATTTCCAACAAATGAATAAGAATTAGCAGCTTCATCACTATCCAAGTTTTTCTTTGTTCCAATCGCAGTTTTTTCTTTAAGTAATTTTTTAACAGTCTCTGTAATGTTTCCAGTATATTTTTGATTAACTCTTGCAGTTTGATCAACATATGTTTCAACTGACACAAATTCTAAAGTTGCAACTTGAGCATTATGAGTGGTTGTTACATTTCTTACAGAGTTTAATATTAATTTATGATCTTCTTCA